GTTGATGCTGGCTGCTGAATCGTTGGTAGACAATGAGTTATAAATTTATGGTTGACAGGTTTTTGCTGCTTTGTATAATCCGCATTAGCGGTGTTATATAAAACAAGTTATATAAAACTTGCAAGGCAAACCAAGATAATATTGATATAAAAAATCTGGATGTATAACTTGCTAAGCTCTGCAAGTTAAATATAACTTGCAAAGCATAGCACCCGTTTCTCTCCTATTTTTCCTCAAGTTCGATTGCATCTAAAGCAAGTTCTATGACTCTGCTTATATGCACCTCTCCCAGTTCATATTTCTGCACTGTCCTACGCGACAGCCCTAGCTTTTCAGCAAATGATTGTTGCGTATAGCCAAGAAACTGCCGCCTCTCTTTGAACTCTGTTGGTGTCATACTTCTGCGCCTTTCTCTACTAGCCCAACTTCTTTTTCGCAGTCATGGCACCATTGCGATATGTCATCTGACAGCCATTGTTTTGTGGCGTTGTCATAAAACCTATTGGCATGCCAGTCTTCGCTGCCACATTCCTCGCAGACATGCGGCGTTGTTTCAAAAATAAAACCTTCCATTTTTCTAATCCTCCAGCCCCATCGGTTGCTTTTTTAACAGTTCGCTGCGCATACTTTCCATAATTCGTGCAACACCGCAATCAAGCAAATCCATGTCATGCTGGTTTACTAGGTGACGCATGTATGCTTGCGCTTTCTCTGCTGTGTCGAACACTTCCCAAGACTCAACCTCGGTTGATTGACCTACCGCACTGCTGCGATAGGCCACTGTTGCGAATACTATATACATCTCTATGACTCCTCTTTTGGAAATGCGTTATGTATAGCCCAAAACGCTGTCTGCAATGCGCGTGGCGTTTCTGGGTTATATAGGTCATAGCTTTCTGACCATTGCTGTTCAAAATCTAGCAGCGCAGCCCTCGCTTTCTCTACTGCCTCTAGCTGGTCTTCTCTCATACTAGCCATAGCTATGCGCCTGTCATGCTGCGCCTGTTCATATGGTTGCATGTTTTCATAGTTCTTTGGTCTACCAACCTTACCCATTGTTTAACCCTCCTGTGAAAATAGCTTTACGTCCTTTTACATACTCTGATAATGGCACGACAAATGCGCTTGGCTCTCCGTCAGGCTCAAAGCCTGAGTCAACCCTAGCTTCATTCAGCGTTTCAAAATCATAGTTTACCTCTGCTTGCGCTTCTGCTTCTGTTTGGTAAATCTCTATTTCTCCGCAAGATTCACCCCATGCTTGCCAGCCCTCGCATAGTGTGTCCTCTACTATTACATATGCCATTGTTTAGCCCTCCTATGATTAATGGCGATTTAAAGCCCACTGACAGGCTTTAGCCCGTCAATGGTAGTCTATGCTATCGGCTAGCTATGCCAGCCCATACAGCGGCAATCAGGCCACCATATAACAGCGTCACTTGTGCAACAAATGCGCTTGTTGTCTCTGGCACCATAGATGCGCCTATGATAAAGGCTAAACAGCCTGTGAATATAAATAGCTTTGCCATGGTTAGTCCCTCCAATTCATTGAGTCTAAAACGTACCGTTCAAAAAACGCTTGGTGCAACCTGTAGTATCTGGTCGGCTTGCCATTGCGTTTCTTCGGTAGCCACCGCCGTCCGTGTTTGTCCTGCATGGCATAACGTGATGCCAGCCATGCAGTCACCCGCAGATATTTGTCTGCGTTTATGTTGTATTTTCTCATCGGTTGCCTCCCTATTTGCAAGCCCATAACTCAGCCAAGGCATCGTCTAAGCCTAGCGCATCATCGTGATAATAAGCCTCTGCCCTATCAGACCACCAATAGCCCTCAATAGTTTTGGTGCGTGTGTTTATCCAAATATTCGGACCGCCGAATGCAACCAATACTCTTGCGCCTAAATATTCGCCTTGGCTATTCACGGTGTATTCTATGTCTAGCGCGTCCGATAAATAGTCATAGGCGTTGCATGGTTCATCTGAGTCGTGCATTTCGTATTCGCCTGAGTCAATCTGTTCTGCAATGTGTTTGCATTGCTGAAATAGCTGTTCTTGTGTGTCTATCTTTTGCATTGTGTAACCCTCCAAGGTTTGTTTGCGTTGTCGGCTTGCGCCGCATGGTATGACCCAGCAAGGTCAAGCCATGAGGCGGCAGGGATAACCCTGCCAGCCGTGTTTGTTACTGGTAACGATACCAAAAGCTGAGCTTGCCTAAATCGACATGAGTCGCGCCATCGTGCCGCGATACAAAGAAAAAGAACTGCCGGCGCTTTTTGCGAATAATCAGCGACAGAGTGAATTTGCCAATCTTGATTCTTTTGCTTTTCATTTTGTAACCCTCCAAGGTTTTGCGCGGCGGCTTGCGCCGCCGCTTGTTTGTTATGATACGAGAAAAGAAATAATTTCTGCAACCTGCGAATAGCCAAGCAGCACGATAATGTAGTGAAACACATTGGCCTCTTCGTATGTGTCGTCGGTGTGTTTGATGTAGTGTGACATGTTGTAACCCCCCAAGGTTTGCTGCGTTAACTAAGACATAGGCGCATTATCTGCGCACGTCAATGCACATAATGTAAAAAAATGCAAAAAAAGTTTACACCGGAACCGCAAAGTCTTATCGTGCAAGGGATTGGGCAAGTGTTGAATTTGTTTAGATTTGTTTTGGGGAATGGTTTGATTTGTATTTCACAACACGCACAGAACACAGAATGACACGCGCTGCATTGCAACGCGGCGAGGCTACCACACAAAACCAAGTGTGGCAAATATGTCACACACTGTTGCAGCTAAAACACACTGCATTGTTTGCGCTGCGCAGCTGCATAGGGGGGCATGTTTTACAAGGCGGCACACCCGACACGCCGCGGCCCGCTATATATATGTTAAATACTACTATCCAACACACAGCCTAAAGGAAACCTATGACCAAACTAACAAAGCAACGCACTGACATAATCATATCCAGCATAGCTGACGGGCATAGCATTGTGGACGTATGCGAAGCCACTGGCGTATCTAGGACTGCCTTCTACCAGAGGTGCAAGAGGGATGAGGAGTTTGCTGCGGCTGTGAAAGAAGCACAGCAGTACAGCGCAGAGAAAGCCTTAGAAGAACTAGATACATTGTATGGAGACGCCCTTCATGGCAGAAAGGACTATAACCCGCATGTGTTGCGCGACTATGCCCATCATGTGCGCTGGAAGGTAGGCAAGGTGTTACCTGAGAAGTTTGGCGAACAGAAGAACCGTACTGGCGTAGAGGTGAGTGACGGTACTGTGAGAATACTGTGGGAGAGTGAATGATGAATTGTCCTAATTGTTCTAACAATCTAATACACGGGGGCGACCATGATGATGAGGATGCGGATGGGCGTGGTTATATAGCTAGTAACTTGAGTTGCCCTGAGTGCGACACCTTTTTAATTATATACACGCCGATAGAGGAACCGCATGGCACAGTCAGTTAAGATACCGTACAAGCCTAGAGAGTTACAGGCTGAGATGCACAATAGCTTAAAGCGGTGGAATGTGCTGGTCATGCACAGACGCTTTGGCAAGACTGTCTGGGCGGTGAACGAGTTGATTAAAAAAGCCTTAACTTGTGAACTTCCCCGTCCCAGGGTTGCTTTCGTGGCACCTACTTTTACGCAAGCCAAACGTATTGCGTGGGATTATGTGAAGTATTACGCCGGAGTGATACCTGGTGTTTCTTTCAATGAGACAGAATTACGGGTGGACTTTCCCAACGGCGGCAGATTGATGTTACTGTCGGCAGAGAACCCTGACTCCCTTCGTGGCATTTATTTAGATATGTGTGCTTTCGATGAGTTTGGTATGCAGAACCCAAGGGTATGGGGGGAGGTTGTTAGACCAGCACTATCTGACAGAGAGGGTGCGGCTATATTTCTAGGCACCCCAGCCGGGCATAATCATTTTTTTGATTTACTGCAAACTGCCAAGAGTGAAGTAGAGAACGGCTCTGACCAGTGGTATCACAAGACGGTCAAGGCTAGTGAGAGTGGCTTGGTAAAGGATGTGGAACTAGAAGCTGCCCAGGCGCAAATGACACCAGAACAATATGAACAGGAGTACGAGTGTTCGTTTACTGCCGCCATTATTGGTGCTTACTATGCAAAACTGCTGGCAGATGCTGATGAGAGTGACAGGGTAACACGGGTGCCATACGACCCTATGTACCCTGTGCATACAGCTTGGGACTTGGGAATAAACGATTCAACCGCTATTTGGTTTGCCCAGATATTCCGTGGCGGTGCGGTAAATGTGATTGATTATTACGAAAGTAGCGGTGTTGGCCTAGACCATTACGCTGATATACTTAACCAGAAAGATTACACCTATGGCGACCACCTGGCACCGCATGACATTGAGGTACGGGAACTAGGCAGCGGCAAGTCTAGGTTAGAGACTGCTTACACTCTAGGCATTAAGTTTAAAGTTATTCCTAAAATGAAAGTGGCAGACGGCATTAACGCTGCAAGGATGTTGATACCCAAGTGTTATTTTGATAAGGATAAATGCCATGAAGGTGTTGAGTATTTACGACAGTACAGGCAGGAGTGGGATGACAGGCGCAAAGTTTTTAGAGACCATCCGTTGCATGATTTTACGTCACATGCGGCAGATGCGTTTCGGTATCTCGCTGTGGGTCTCGAAAATAGAAGTAACTTTACGAAACCTCCACAGCAAATAGCCCAGATGGAGTATAATCCATTTACATTATAAGGAGAAGAAAATGTCTAAAACTATTATGGCTAGGGCTGGTGAAGCAGCCAAAAACAAATCTAAAGACGACGTAAAGAAAAAAACCAGCGGCCCAAGCGCAAGTGCTGAAATGGCTATGTCAGATGCGATGTACGGTTTGGCACAGGGTAAGTTATCGTCTAAAGCTGCTAAAGACGTTCTAAGAAAGAACGGGTATACCGCTGACTTGCGAGAAGGCCAAAGCGGAGTAATAGAGATATTCCCACTAGGCGGTGGTAGTGGTTACAAACTTAGCTTCTAATGCAAAAGTCGATTGATGTAGAAGCCATCAAGTATCTGCTTGATTGGAGTGATTACCACGGCTGGTGGGGCGTTGAGGAAGTTGAACGCTGCATTAGACCGCCAATGATGCTTGGTCAGTATATGGTTCTACGAGATAAAAGTGAGATGCCTATATGTTTTGCTACTTGGGCGTTTCCTAATTATGCCCAAGTTGTAGAGTATACAGATAGTCTGGAGTTTCCAGCAGACGGTTATGACGGGGGCGGCACAGTTCCGTGGATAGTTGACTTCATTGCTATTGGTGGCAAGAGAAGCATAGCTATAGGTTTCCGAAACTTAAAAAGTATGTTATCTAATAAAGGCTACAAAAATGCGTACTGGTTGCGCACTGAAACGCAAAAACTTGGATTCCATAGTTGGTAAGGAGTAAAAAATGGGCGGCACTTTAAAAAAAGTTACCAAAGGTGTTGGGAACATTGTTGAAAAAGTAGTAGAAAAGCCTGTTAAAAAACTTGGTAAAGAAACATTTGACACTATTGCTGGATACTCAGATGAAGAACGCCGCGCTATGCTGTACGGTGAAATGCCAGAGCCAGAATTTACCTCAGAGGTAACGCCAGAAGTTGTGCCTGATGAAACCTTAATGGCATCGAAGGCCCGACGCCGCGCAAAGGGTAAACGCTCTGGCGGTGCTGGCACAATCATGGAAGGTTACGGCGTAGCCTACGCAACGCCAAGTTCAAAGGCACCTACAGGGGGTAGCGCATAATGTCTTTTCTAAGGCCACAGGTATACATTCCACCCGCACCACCACCACCGCCTCCGCCAGCAAGTGCAAGTGATGAGGATACTCAACGCGCATCGGCTATGGCTGAAGAGTCTTTGAAGAAGGCGCGGAAGAAAAAGGGTGCTGGGTCAACTATTGTAGCTGGCTCTGGAATGGCTGACGATACAACGGCTACTGCTACTGGTGCGGGCGGCACACCTACATTATTGGGGTAATCTATGCAAGACTTTATCAAAAGCCTAGTCAAGCG